ATTCCAATGGCAATAGGCATATTTTTGTTTCACATTCTTGCAAAACTATTATAAAAGGACTTCAACGACAAACTTATAAGGAAAATACAAATATTCCTGATAAGGAAGATGGATTTGACCACATGAATGACGCTTTAGGATATATGATTGACTTTTTAAAACCACTTACAACAGAAACAAATTTTAACAGACCAACTAGATGGAATATTAAATAATGGCATACGAAAGAGACGAAGCTATTGAAACGCATAAAGATTACAAGGAAAACGTAAGCCTTTGGGAATATTATATTAGATCGTTCAATGGTGGTTATGACTATATGGTTGGCCAGTATCTTAACAGATACAATCTTGAATTAGATAACGAGTTTAATCAAAGACTTGCTAACACTCCTTGTGATAACCATTGTAAAAATATTATTCAAATCTACTCATCATTTTTATTTAGAGTAAAAGCTAGTAGAGACTTTGGTTCTATGGCAGACGAACCTACTTTAGATTCATTCTTAAAAGATGCTGATTTAGAGGGAAATAATTTTACATCTGTAATGAAACAAGCACAAACTTATGCTTCAATTTACGGACATTGTTTTTTAATATTAGACAAACCAAAAGTTACAACAAACACTAGAGCAGAAGAACTAGATCAAGATATTAGACCTTACCTTTCAATCTTAACTCCAGAGAATGTTTTAGATTGGAATTTTAAAAGGGAGATCAACGGAAAATATTATTTAGACTATTTAAAAGTCAGGGAAGAAGTTGATCGTTATGGCGGTACATACTTTAGAATGTGGTATCCAGATAGGATTGATACTGTTTATATGAAAGACGATAAAACAGAACCACAGATTATAGATACTGCCGATAATCTGATTGGCAAAATTCCAGCAGTAATTTTATACAATGCGAAGTCACACAAAAGGGGCATTGGTCAATCAGACCTTATGGATATAGCTGATCTGCAAAAATCTATTTACAATGAATATTCTGAAATAGAACAATTAATCAGATTAACAAACCACCCATCATTAGTTAAAACTCCAAGTGTAAATGCTAGTGCTGGTGCTGGTGCAGTTATTGAAATGCCAGAAGAAATAGAACCAAATCTAAAACCATATTTATTACAACCATCTGGCCAAAACTTAAATTCATTAATGGACTCAATCTCACATAAAGTAGAAGCTATAAATAGAATTGCACATACAGGTGCTGTAAGAACAACTAAACAACAAGTATCCTCTGGTATTGCATTACAAACAGAATTTGAATTATTAAATGCTAGACTATCTGAAAAAGCTGATAACTTACAAATTGCAGAAGAACAATTATTTAGATTATATGCTATTTTTCAAAACGCTACATTTGACGGAGAAATAAATTATCCTGATAGTTTCAATATTAGAGATTATGCAAGTGATCTAATTTATTTCCAACAAGCAAAAGCTATGAGCATTGGTTCACCAACATTTGCTAAAGAAGTTGATAAAGAAATTGCTAGAGCAGTTGTTGATGATGATGAAAAACTAAATGAAATCTTTGACGAGATAGATCAAAAAGCAGAAGTAGGCGAGTTCACACAAGACGAAGCTACACAAGAAGATCAAGAAGTAGAGCAAGAGCAGATTTAATGAATGTCAGACAAAGTAAAAGATGCAACTGTTTATCGTATTAAGCAAATAGAAATTGCAGAAGCCAACTATTACAAAACACTCACAGAAACTTTAGATAGAATTGAAAGAGACGTTATCAGATTAGCTGATACTGATTTACCAAGACAGCAAGGTAAGTTAATTGAATTGCAATCAGCTATTGCTATTAGACCTAAAATAAAAGCTATACTAGATCGTGAATATTTACCTTTTGCAGATCAAATTGTTAGAGAGGGTTTTAATAAACAAGCTAAAAGAGTTGAAAAATCTTTTAAAGGTATTTTAGAGAGAGCAAGAAAACAAAATAAAATAAGTAAAAAAGATTTATTAGCATTTTCTGAACTTACAAAAGGCGATCTAGCTTTAGTACAAAATTTAAAACAACAATATTTCACACAGTTTAAAGATGTATCAAATACATTTACAAGAAGATTATCAGAAAAGGTTTATCAAAATACTTTAGTTGGAAATGACTTTGCCGAACTAGAAAAAGAACTAAGACAAACAATAAATGGAATATATGCTAGTTCAGATGATGCAGAAGCACAGAAACTTATAGATTATATTAACGATAATAAATTCAACAAATCTTTAAAACCACAAGTTGATAAAGCTATACAAACTTTACAATCTAAATTTGCAGTAGATCGTGCTGGTGAGAATATGAAACGATACGCTGGTCAGATATTAAACGATTCTTTACGAGACTTTGACGCTACCTTAAACTTCAATAAAGCAAATGACGCTGGTTTAACTTATGTTAAATACTATGGAGACGTTATTCCAACAACTAGGGAAATTTGCAGAAATGTAATTAATGGAGTATATGATAAACGAAAAGGTGGACTTTTTACAATTGATGAAGTCAAAGACCTTTGGGCAAGTAGAAGTTGGTCAGGAAAAAAATCTGGCAATCCTTTGGTTGTTCGAGGTGGTTATAATTGCCGTCATCAATGGTCTTACGTCAATCCTGATTGGTATGACGAACAAGGCGAACTAATAATATAGGAGAAAAAATGTCGGAAGAAAATAAGGTTGTTGAACCTCAAAATCAACAAGCAGAGACTACAACTGCACCTGAAACAGTAGAAACAAAAGCTAAAGAAATGACTTTCACACAAGAACAACTTGATAACATAATTAAATCAAGATTGGACTCTGAACAGAAAAAGCATCAAAGAATGTTAGATGAAATGAAAGCAAAAGAAGAAGAAGCTTTTAAAGAAAAACAAATCCAAGAAGCTAAATCAAAACAAGAACTAGAAAAGTTGATGCAAGAACGTATTGCACAAAAAGATAGTGAAATCGTTAGATATAAAAACGAAATCAAAAAGGAAAGAATAGATAATTCTATTATGTCTGTAGCATCACAAAACAATGCAGTATCACCTAATCAGGTTGTTGCTTTGGTTAAAGATCAGATAAGATTAACTGACGATAATAGGGTTGAGATACTTGATAATAATTCTAATGTACGATATAACCCTAAAGGCGAACTCTTATCTATTGAAGAAAAAGTTAAAGAGTTTTTAGACGCAAACCCACATTTCCGTAAAGGGTCTTTGTCTGGTTCAGGAAGCCAGAGTGCTGTCGAGGGTAAAACTGTAAAACCTTTCAACATTCAGGACTTAGATTTATCGAAACCAGAAGATCGTGCTAAATATTCAGAGTATCGAAAAAAGCGTGATTCAGGTGCGATAGAAATAAACTTAAACAAATAACTTAATAGGTAAATAAAATGGCAAACGAAAGCACAAGTTCTACGCTATCGGAACTATACACAGAGATAGTAGCAGAAGCACAATTCGTTGCATCAGAACAATCTATCATGAGAAATCTTGTAAGAAATTACGCTATTTCTGGTGGTGGAAAAGCAGTAGAAGTTCCTGTTTATTCAGCAGTTTCTGCGGCGGCTGTTTCAGAAGCAACTGATTTGTCTAACACAGCAATCGACCCAAGTTCAGTAACTATTACTGCGGCAGAAGTTGGCGTTATGACAACTTTAACTGATCTAGCAAGAAATGCGGCACCAAGAAATGTTGCGGCAGATATTGGTAGATTATTTGGTGAAGCAATTGCTAAAAAACAAGACCAAGACTTAATCGCATTGTTTGATGGTTTTTCAACTGCTGTTGGAGACGGAACAACTGCAATTAATGCGGCGGCGATCTTTAATGCACTTTCAACATTAAGAGGTAATGCTCTTAATATCAACGAATGTGCAGTAGTGTTACACCCTAAAATCGCTTACGACCTTAAAGCAAACTTAACTAATACTTTTGCAAACGCAAATGCAAATGACTTAGCAAACGAAGCTTTAAGAAGTGGTTTCGTAGGTTCTTTAGCTGGTATGAGAATATTTGAAACTTCAAATATGTCTAATACAGGTACTGCTGGAGACTACAAAGGTGGTGCGTTCCATAGAGACGCAATTGCACTAGCAGAAATGCAAGGTCTAAAAATTGAAACTCAAAGAGATGCTTCTCTAAGAGCAGACGAGATTGTTGCTACTGCTGTATATGGCGTTGGAGAAATCCACGACACTTACGGAGTAGAGTTACATCACGACTCATCAATACAATAATGACTAATAACTTGTGGGCTAGAAATAGCCCACAGGTCTTAAAGGAGATAAAATGGTAAAGAT